CAGTGGGCTGCAATTTGCACCACGATAGATTTTTCTCAGCCTAAAAAGGAAATTTAAGGGATGCGCCAAACGATTAGCTTGGTGGCAATCCTTGTTATATTGGGAGCCTGTAAATGGCGCATCCCTGTTGATTTTGGCTATTAGAGGAGGCGGCTATACTTACATTAATTAGCAGCGTTCTAGGTTTTGGTACGAGTTTTCTCCCTAAGATATTGGGATTCTTTGAGGAGAAACGAGACCAAGCCCACGAATTGCAAATGATGGACAAGCAGTTGGAGCAACAAATCCAGCTTGGAAATCAGAAAATGCAAATGATGGATATTGAAGCGGATATTCGGGAGACTGAAACGCTTCATAAGGAACACGCACAGATAACCAGGAAAGGGTCACAATGGGCCATTAATTTGTCATCATCCGTGCGCCCTATAATGACCTATTTGCTATTCCTGGAATTTATTGTTCTGACCTTTTTGCTGGCGTTTGGCTATATAGACAACGCTATGTATGAGATGGTCTGGAATGAGCCAATTCAAAGCGTATGGGCTGCGGTAATCTGCTTCTGGTTTGGGCAGCGCAGTTTCAATAGAAAATGACTTTCTTTGAGTCGCTTTTAGAGAAACACGATCCTTCCTGGGACGGCCACATTAATGAGGCTGGATTGGAAATCGTGCGTCGATTTGAATCATGGGTTCCAACGCCGTACCGTTGCCCGGCGGGACGCTGGACAATTGGTTACGGGGCAACATGGGATATGGAAGGAAATCCTGTTGGCCCTGACCACCCCGATCTTACTAAGGACGAGGGTGAGCTTCTCTTGCGAAAAGAAATCGCGCACGTTGAGAAAGGAATTAGACGCCTTATCAAAGCGGAGCTAACTGAGAATATGTTTTCCGCTCTGTGCAGTTTCGCCTTCAACGTAGGCACAGGCAATCTGCAAAGATCGACTCTCCGCATGAAATTAAATCGGGGGCAGTATGAAGACGCGGCTGACGAGTTCCCAAAATGGAGACGGGCGGCTGGCCGAATCCTCAAAGGATTGGTTCGCCGCCGCGCCTCAGAACGAGCCTTGTTCCTAGCCGAATGATTAGCCTGACTCTTTGGCCTGTTTTTTCACCAGCTTGGATGCGTGGTTTCTAAGCGACTGCTTGGCCTCTTTGGTGTCAGGGATATAGACGCACTCCTTACGCAATCCCTTCTCCTTCTGACGGTTGTAGTATGCGGCCTGTTTCTCAGGGTTTGATAACGCAGCCATCACTCCCCCCTCGCCCTAGCGATTGCGGCCTTGATGTCGTCAACAATCAACGCGCCCGGTCGAACTGGAGTGCCGTTGTCGATGAACTTGCAAACGGCTTCTAACGCCGCAAGCATATCAGGCGCGGCGCAGAGCAAGTCTGCCTCTTTTGCGTTCCCGTGGTCATACGCGGTCCAAGCAATTTGGGCATCGGCCAGATTATCGAAGTCTTGCGGGTTCCCACGGGCAATACATATGGTTTCATAACCACCGACGCCTCGTGAGCGACCAGCGAAGAACGGTCCAAATGTGTCAGTCATCACTTCACTCCCTTCTGAATGGTAACTTTAGTAGCGCGAGACACTATCGTTTGTTTTTCATCGTTTCGGCTATCGTGGGCTTTGACCCGCGCTGCGAATGTCACGTTGTCGCCTTGTCTTGCAAATGCGTCACGGGCTTCTGAACGAAGCGTTTTGTCTTCAAGAAGATTCCAATAAGTCACGGCACCCTCGTTTGTGTCGATTACCGTCAAAAACCAAGTGCCATAATGACCGTCGCCAGATGTAGTGAAGCGAACCGTGCCAGTAAACTCTCGACGGTCCCCCACCTCGCCAATGTGCGCGTTGATCCGGTTGGCTTTCTCAGCCTCGCGCTGGGCGGTCTTTGCTTCCCTTTTCTTAAATAAGTCGCGCTCAAACGCGATGCCCTTCATGCGTTCAATTAAAGCGGCTGCGGGGCGCTTTGTGTGTTCCCAAATCTCCTGATCTGCCCACCATAAAACGTAAGCGTCTGACATCTCAGTAAGGGCAATCCCGGCGTGTTTGCCGAAGGGCATGAAACCTTTTTCAATAGCGTCAATCTGTTCGCGCTCCCACGGCTCTGGCCCGCCCACTTCGTTGAGGTCAAAGTCCGCATAACCAGCAAAGCGCACCTCGCTGTTGTCGCCCCAGACCCGCGAAAACCAATCACGCGCCTTTGTTTCCGCTTTCTTAGGATCACGGGCGAGGTTCATAATGTAATTGTCGGCGCGAAAACCGTTGCCGCTCCGCATAGACCGCAGAGTGTACATGGCGTTCTTTTTCCCGGAGCTAATATAAACTGAAATCTGCATTGGCTCTCTCCTTGTTGCTATGGTTATAATCTAACTGATTATAATATAACCGTCAAGCAGAGAGGTTGCCAAAATTAAAATAAATTAGGGTGAGCGCGGAGCCGTTTCCGGCTCTGCTGGACCTTCTAGGAGAGAGCAATCCAGACTCGCGCTCATAATTTGTCGATTAAACCAGACAAAATAAATGGTATAACAAGCAGGGCCATCAGACCAAGAGCTTGCAGACAATATTTAATCATCTTTAACAATCTTCAATGAGCACCCCAACTCCCGAAGTACGGATTCAAAGTTCGGAAGTGACGGGTTGTGACGGTGGAACCACCCGCTTAGTGTCCCATCGGACACCCCCGCGCCTTCAGCGATGTCGTTTTTATTGCGGCCTGATTCTTGGATAATACTGCCAAGCTCCTCAACCAGCGGTGAAAATCTTCTCGTGTCAATCATCGTAAATTTATCTCTGCTCTGTGAGTTGCTTGTTTAGTGCGCCATGCTTCAAACCGCATCTGGGTTGCTTCCCATTCGGCCTTGGCAACATTAGCGGCGGTCCTCGCTTCCACCATTTCAACAATGTGCGCCTTGAACCGATCATGCCGTCTGGCCCAATGTTCAGCTTTGGAGATGGAGCTTTCGCCAGATTGATTAACCAATTCGGAAAGCAAAATTTTCTCCATCTTTTCCAGCATCCGCGCAGCCCCGTCTAATTCGGCAGACTTGACCGCTTTAGCGAGTGCGTTGTCACTTGCTCTGTCGATGTCCATCACCGCTTTCCTTCCTGGGGTCCGCACCGCTCACAGTAGCCGCGCTTTTCCAACTTTCCTCCGCACTTCTTGCAGTAACCGTATGGGGCTTTCAAAACGGAATCTCATCGTCTAAATCGCCCATTGAGGCGGTTGGAGTATCTTCCTGGGGTGGTGGGGCATCGGATGAAACAACGGGGTCTTGTGGGGCGTTAGAACGGCTATCCAGCATTTGCAGGGTAGAGTTGTAAGCCGACAGAACAACCTCTGTGGTGTATCGGGTGTTCCCTGATTTATCATCCCACTTGCGGGTTTGAAGCTGGCCCTCAAGATAAACTTTGCTGCCTGACTTTAAAAACTTCTCAGCTACCTCAATAATCTTTTCATTAAAGATAACCACCTTATGCCATTCGGTTCGTTCCCCTGTTTTCCATTTTTCAGAGGTAGCAACGGAAAGGGTGGCAATTTTCTTTCCCGATTGGGCATAACGCACTTCGGGGTCTTTGCCCAAATTTCCTACCAAAATAACTTTATTTACACTCATGCTGCATTCTCCAATTTTATTAGGCGGTCAATTTTCTCGTTCATTTCAAAAAGAAAATCGACAACCATGTTTTCCAGTTCTTGGATGCGCTTTTCGTCGCGCTCCACGCGCTTGATAAATAACTGGCTTGCGGGTGGCATCCTTGGGTCGAACGAAACAAAGTCGCACCACTCGCGTCTGGTGCAAGCCATCTGCCATTGCATTTGATCTATGTATTTTTTAGGGATCGACCCGCCCAACAACGTGTCTATGTGCGTGTGTGTTTGGGGGCACTTGATCTCAACCAAGCCATTCTCAACGCCATTCGTGCTGTTTATATACACAAGGCGGTCTGGCGAGCATCCCGCTTGGTCAATGCTTGGGTGATCTACAAAGCCAACCAGTTCTAGTTCCGCATCCGTATAAAAGGCGTAGGCATCGGCAGCTTGCGGCTCTGTGTCGGTCCCGTGCTGCATTGCAGCATTAGAAAAAGATGGCGTGGGTTCATGCGTTAAACTCTCAGCTATCAACTCCCCCATGTACTTTGCCCGTGATGCGCCCCAGCCTGTTTTTATTTTGGCAGCGACATCACTAATTCGGGATGCGGTGACTTTTCCCAACCGCGCTTGATGCCATTCGGGTGATCCTTGCTCCATCATTGTGCAGCTTCCTTCTTTCTAAGTGCGGCCTCGGCTGCGCCGTATTGGTTTGCTGGAATCTGTGCAAATGATTCAACTTTTAAAAATTTAAGGAACTTGTCCTTGTTGGCCTTAACCTGATCCGCAAGTTTTTCTAGGTGCGCGGCTTCAGCGGCAGTAATGAGTTGGCCTTGTGCAATCGCATTTTCTACCTCACCAGCCGAAGCGTACTCTCCCCCATGCAACCCGAAATTAGCCAACGCTCTGCCGATTGCCGAAGTCTCGCAATTCTCCAGCGCAGACGTTTTATTT